CAACAGTCAACATTGGATCATAACTACCAGTGCCAACACCAGTATTAGGTGAAATTAAATACGCCAAATAGTCCTGAAGATAATTTAAATCTTTAGCCGCACTACCTGATGAACCACCACCTGAATTATTGAAAAAACCTGCAAGACCTAAAGGATCATTAATAGCCATCACTGACCTCCAAGCAAAGCCATAATCTTAGATATATCAACACCCTGGCCAGCAAGACCCAACAACTGTTGCATCAAAATATCCTGACGATTCTGAGTATTAGAAGTCTGAGTCAAATTACCTTGCAACTGACCAAGACCAAGTTGATTCAAAAAATCACCCAAACTATTTTGATTCAAAATACCTGACTGCAACTTGGACTGACCCAACTGTTGCATAGCCTGAGCAAACTGAGCCTGCTGAGCCTGCTGAGCCAACTGAGACTGCTGTAAAGCCTGCAAACCAGCCGCACGCTGATTAGCAGACAAATCCTGCTGAGCACCAGCACGAGCCACATTCACATCACCAATACGAGACTGCTGAGCCGCCTGATTTGAAGCACCTAACAACTGAGCAAGATTACTGAATCCCCCACCTGTCGTCGCATTCTGAGACTGCAACATCTGCTGCAAAGCATCAATACCACCCTGAGGAGCACCAACAGCCTGACTATAACCAGCCATAGGATCAGACACAGCACCAATATTAGCCATCTGCAAACCAGCATAAGGATTACTTTGACCACCAAGCGCCGCTAAAGCGCGCTGGGTGCTCTCATCAATAGTTGCACGACCAGCATCAGATTGCGTAGTGATTTCGCCAGCAGTTTGGTTATACATGTTTTGCAACATTGCTAACGCATCTGCGTTTAAACCACCGAGTTGTGTTTCAACACCACCATAAAACAAATCAATAGCATCTTGCTGTGCTTTAGAACGAGCCTGCGCATCAGTAGACAACTGCCCATATCCTGCATTAATAGCAGGGTTAACAGCAGAGTTATTTAAATTTGTTGCATACTGCGTAAGCGCCGACATTAAAGGAGCATTACTATTCCTGGTACTATTCGACCCAGTATAGGTTGATGGCGGTGTTGTTGGTGGCGTAGATGAATCCTCTGAAAATAAAGCGCCCAAACCACGATAAAAAATTTCGTATGGAGTACCACCTATAGTTTTAGAAGCATCATAAATGTCATTCCATCCAATATTTGGATTAACCGCACCTAGTCCAGGATTTTTTGTTGGATCATTTAGATCAGCAAAAGGTAAAGCAAGGCCACCAGCCTGATTATTATTAGTGTTATTAACAGGAGGAGAAGTAGCTGGTTTACCAACAGTTCTTTTACGTTCCATTGCATCAGCACTAGGCATGACTCACGCTCCTAAAAATGGGCGTAAGCCCTGTAAGGAAGCAGCCGTAGACAAAATGTCACGTTGCTTCTCCAATTCAATATCAGACAAAGTATTCTGATACTCAGCTTGAGATTGAGTATCTTGCAAATCATATTCAGCCATTTGTTGACGCAAAGCATCTAACTGATCATTGCGCTGTTGCATCCAATTCTGCGAATAATTCGAAGTAGCACCTTTAAAAATACCGCTATTACGCAAACCACGCTTACCATACCCAGCCCCAAAACCCTCAAGACCTTTAGACGCAGACTTGTCAGTAGCCATAATGTCACGAGCACCACGTTGCTGTGACAGCAGACGACTGAACGCGTTCATCGCTAAAGAAGCGTCACGCTGCATACCAGCGGAACGCCTTTTGGGTTCGTAATTTAAACCTATATCAGTGTAAGCCATTACTAATCACCCTTTTCGTTACCCTCACCCTTATCCACAGAAGCAATAAAAGCCTCCAACAAGGCAACCTTCTGAGCATAATCTGCCACTTGTCGTAGCAAAGACTCAATAACCTTGTTCGCATCTACCTGCTCGTTCATGCTGTCTCCAACTCTTCCACTCGTTTACGAAGATCTTGTATACCCAAAGTCAACAAACTCAACCAACTGTTTTGGTTGATGCCAGTAGGTTCTGTAGCCACGATGTTACCTTCGTCGTCGCAGTCCATACCTCGTATTGAAAGGAATGGCGAAATGTCATCCATGTCCTCAGCCATCGGGCCAATCTCAGGGAAACCTTCAGCATTTTTTCTGTTCCATAAACTGATGTCAATATCATCAATCATGCTTGGTGTAACAATGCCGTTCAGCGGTTGAATATTTTCTTTGTCATCGCGTGTTGAAGTGTTCCTATATAGAATATAAGCACCAAAGGCACTTACCCATTGAGCAGCATTGCCTGAACCAGTTGTTGGTGCTTGGGCAATAAAGTTTGAACCTGATGCAGAAATCTGAATGTTGCTACTAACTGAAAGACCGCCAGTAGTAATAATTCCGTAAGTTGTAGTACCAACACCAAACCGAACATCTTGAGCGCCAGCACCATCACCAAACTGGATAAAGCCCATGCGTGTTGAGTCAACGAGGCGACCCATACGCCAAATAGCGGTAGTCCAATCTGACCCACTGCTGTTGCGTATCAAACGAGTATCAAGAATGTCGCCGTTAGTAGTTGTGGCGCTTGGATTAAGAAAAGTTATTGAGTTACCCGAAGTAGTGCCTAATGCGCCACGGTTCATTGTTATTTGACCTGTAGTAGTTAAACCAGTCAAAGTACCGACAGAAGTCAACGATGAAGTAACAATGCTAGAAGGCAAAGTTGTGCCAGTAAGTAATGACACAGGGATAGAACCAGCACTCAAAGTTCCTACACCAGTAATTCCCGTGTACGAACCACTAATACGTGCAGAGGCAATAGTGTCAGTCAACAATGTTGCTGGAATAGAACCCGAACTTAACGTGCCAACACTAGTCAAAGAAGAAGAAACAATACTTGCAGGCAAAGTAGTCCCAGTAAGTAACGTAGTTGGGACACTGCCAGCACTCAACGTGCCAACACTAGTCAAAGAAGAAGAAACAATAGAAGCAGGAAGCGTAGTGCCACTCAACAAAGAAGCAGGCACAGTACCAGCAGTCAAAGTACCAACACTCGTAATAGAAGTCTGCGGAGTATTAATCCACAAGTTAGAACCATTACGCATTAAAATATTACCCGCAGCAGGCGACGTGATCTGAACATCATGAATTTCGTTTAACTCGTAACCATTTTGGCAACGGACATAAATAATGCCGTTGCCAGCATTAGCACGAACAACAACACCAACATAAACAAGATGGTTAGGAGCATAAGGTTTAGTAGCAGTAAACGTCCCAGCAGTAGCACCCAAATATAAAGTCTGTCCAGCAGTAAAGGCAGAAGTATTGCATTTATAAAGATAACCCAACGTAGTCACAAGACCATCACTATTTGCAGGAATATCTTGAGCGACGACACCAAGGGTCTTAGCACTCGTAGCATCACTCGTATTAATCGCACGCTTAACAGTAGCTCTATTGCCCTGTTGACTATCTAAATACACAACAGTCCCAATAGTCAATGTCGTTGCTTCACCATTACGCACAAACGTCTGTGACGATTCTGCACTCTCAGTCTCAAGAGTGTTTTGGTAGTCCTTAAGATACTCTGTTAAAGATCCAAAGATCTTTTGCAGAGGTCTACTATTGTCACCACGAATGGATGCAATATCAGGCGCTGTCCACTTGGTCATAGTTTGATGATGTAGTTCACCACAATATAAGGAGCGAGATTATTGAACGCTGTGCCACTACCTTCAAGAGCAGTAGAGCCACTCATCGTATGCGTATGTCCACCACCAGCAGTAATTGAACCAGTAAATGAGTGTACCATTGCTGCAAAACCTGATTCACTACCTGATGTAAATGAAGCAATATCTACCGTACCGCTTGCTGTGTGTGTGTGTTCGTTTTCGTGGTCAACAGACATGCCAACATAAGCGTTTGAAACCCCAAAGCCAGTGGTTCCTGCTTGGAGGCCACTGCCCAATGTTGCGGGGTTTACTCCAGTAGTGAAACCGCTTGCAACTTGAGAAGTAAGTCTTATTACTCGGTCAACAGTGTTATCGTTAACGGTTACAGAAACTGCCGTACTTGGCGGGTCAACCGTATGAGTGTGACTAGAACTATGGTTTGCAATAGCAAGAGTATGAGCATGAACATGGTCAGCAATAGTGTTAGGCAAAATAGTTCCAACACCGTGTTGGTGAGAAGGCAAGTTAGCCGTAATTAACGTACTTGTCTTAGAACCACCAGTCTCAGCCAACGCATCAAACTCAGTCTGAGTAGAATCCTTACCAACAGGAATACGACCCTGCAAGTTAGGAACATTATAAGTAGTTGTACCATCACCAGTACCGTACGTATTGCCATTGGTAAAAAACAAACGACTATACAAAGGATTAGTGCGACTAACAGCCT